GACGACCAGGCTAAGGTCGTCGCCTATGAGTCCCAGTATCAGGCCGACATCAACGCCGCCAAGTAACCTTCCGACCATGCCCTCCGCACGCCACAACCTCGTCGAGCACCTTACCTTCGCTGGTAAGAACATCCCCCTGAAGAAGCCCATGGCCGCTTACGCTGCCAACCGCCTTCAGGCCATCCTCCCGCAGATCGCCGCTCTCAACCAGGCCGGCAAGTCTCAGGCCGACGCCGCCGAAGCCCTCGGCACGACTGTCTGCACCCTGCGGGCTTGGCTGGACATCACCTCCACGCCCTGGCGCAACATCAAGCGCCGCGGCCCGTACAACATCCAGAAGCCGCCCCATGCCTGACCCTTCCCACAAACCCTACCAACCTCCTATGACCACCGAAGAAGAAGTTAAGCGCACCGCCAGCACCCGCATCCTCCAGCATACCGCCGCCGCTCTCGGCTGCTTCTGCCTTGATGCCTACCTGTCATCGACCCCTTGGGCCTCCGTCGTCCTCTGGGTCATCGGGGCAGGTTGTCTCGTGACCATCGGATATCTGACCGGGGTAATCCGCATGGCTGAAAAACTCACTGACAAGAAATAACCCCATGCTCGTCATCCGACCCGACTCCCTGCCCCGCTTCTGGTGGCTCAACCCCTGGCGCGTCTGCCGTCAGCTGCACAAGAACGCCGTGGCCCTCCGCGAACTGTCCGACAGGCAGGCCGACTTGCTCAATGGCAAATATACCGACCGCCCGCGCTGGCAGATCGTACCAAATGAAGACGCCAATGGCGTGAAGTATTACTTCCAAGATACCGACCCGGAACTAAACAGGGGCAAACCCAACATTGTCTTTCGCGGCAAGGCGTTTCTTTACGATAGCAAGAGCAAGTACTTTGCCTTTGAAACTGACGCACACGAAGCCATCGCCCGCGTAACCGAACTTAACTCCAAATGACCATCATCCGACCCAATACCAAGCCCGCCTTCTGGTGGCTCTTCCCGTGGAGCTACGCCCGCACCCTGCACACCGCCGCCAACGCTCTCCGGGCTTTGTGCGACAGCCAGGAGGAGGCCATCGTCCTCCAGAAGCATATCATCGCCGACCAGTCCGAGGAGATCGCGAACCTCCGGCGCCGCGTCGAAGACCTGAACGAAATCATCCACGGCCCCCGCATCTAAGACCATGAGCGAACCGAAGCGATACCACCTTTACGCTGGTCTTGATGTTCACGCCTTTGCCAAGGCCGAAGCAGTCCTAAAGTTTAGCGTGGAAGACGATGGAATGTGGGTAATGTGGGAGGACTACGCCCGGCTTAAGTCAGAGGTCGAGCGGATCCGCCTCATCGGTGATGAAATTATTATGGATGTTTATCGCTCCGAATGTCTCACCGACAAGTGGTGCAAGATGGCAAGAAAATGGAACGCCGCCAAGGAGGGCAAGCAGTCGTGAGCGCCTTCCAACACCTCGACGGCATGACCGCCCTCATGTCCGAACTATACGAAATCAATGAGCGCATCCTGACGGGGGACATCATCTCCGCCAAGGCCGCCATCAAGTCCCCGCGCATGAAGAAGCTGCTCGACCACTATCACGAAGCCCTCTCCGAAGACGGGGCCGTCGCGATCTACCTCGACACCTACGAGGCCGCCGGCGGTTGGGTCGGCCTGACTTATTCCTATACCATCCCCGACGGCTTCAAGGTCGAAGGGTCGGTCACTCCGAGACGCGTATGACCATCGAAGAACTACAGGCCGAGAACGCCCGCCTCAAGGCCGAGGTCGAGCGGCTGACGGCTGACCTCAACAAGATGACCAAGACCCCCGATGGTGTCGATTATGTCGAGGTGGATGTATCCTTTTGGACTAAATCTGGGAGCCGACTGCCCTCGTCCTACCGCACCTTCTGGTCGAACGATAAGGGGGTGCAGTCGTGAGCCGCAAGAACCCTTACGAAGCAGGAACAATCAAAGCGACCACTTGGGCTTTGCTAAAGCCTGTCCGACAAGCGGAAGCCAAACGCAGGAAGAACACAAAGGGTGCTTTTGGTAAATCCAAGAAGGGTGACCAGCCGTGAGCGAGCCGAAGCGATACCAGCGTTGCTACCACAAGGACTACATCCCAGAAGGGATGGAGGAACACTACAACGGCAAGTGGGTCAAGTGGGAGGACTACGCCCGCCTCAAGGCCGAGGTCGAGCGGCTGACCAAGGCATTGGCATTTTCAAACAGTCTTGCGAAAGACCTCTACGGAATGCTTGATTTAAGGATGTCTAAGAAGGATTTGATTGGCATTGGATTTACCAAGAAACAGGCGGACGAAGAATGGGAAGCATACCGAGCATCCGCCAACGCCGCCAAGGAGGGAAAGCAGTCGTGAACAAAGGCAACTCAACCTTCAAGGGTCGCCCGCCGTCCCGCTTCGCCGTGATCGAGGGAATGAAGCGCGGCCTGACCGCCAAAGAGACGGCCTACGAGTACGGCTATGGACTCCGGGCAGTCCAGGAAGCGGCCTCCCGCATGGGCCTGTCCTTCCCCTATGCCGGCGTAGGTCGCCCGCCGAAACATCCGACCCTCCAAGCCCGATGAACCTCGCCTCACGCTTCTCCGTCGTCGCCCTGCTGCTCTTCGGCCTGACCGCCGAGGCCAAGTCCGATGCCGCCCTGCTGGAAGCCATCGCCCACGTCGAGACAGGCATGGATCGCAAGGCCATCGGCAAGGCCGGTGAGCGTGGCATGTATCAGGTAGGCTATGCCGCTTGGAAGGACGCCGAGGAGCGTCTGGCCCGCGAGGGCCACTACCGCTTCCCGTGGTCCAAGTGGCGCCGAGCCGACGCCCAGGACATGATCGCCATGGCCCACCTCGCCACCATCCGCGACAGATTCAAGCGCATCGGCAACCTGACCCCGACCCCCGAGCAGCTGGCCCTCGTCTGGAACGTCGGCTGGTCGGGCGCCGTGGCCCGCCGCTTCGCCCCGAATGACTACGCGGTCAGGGTCGCCAATCTTTTCCGCTTGTCCCAAGCGACCCGCTGACAAGGGTCTTTCCCTATGGCGAACCTCCTCGTGGCAATCGACCCAGGCGTGAATGGCGGCATCTGCTGGTCGTTCGACGGCGACCCCGTGGAATGCGCCAAGATGCCTGCAAGCGACGTGGAAGTCTGCCAACTCCTCGCCGACCTATCCTGCAAGGCCAAGGACGTGAGCCTCTACCTTGAGGAACCCCCGCTGTTCGCCGGCAAGAACATCCCCGGCTCCGCGATTGGCAAACTGATGTGGAACACGGGCGTCCTCTACGGCGCCGCCGTCGCCATGGGCTGGAAAATCCACCGCATCCGTCCCGCCGTCTGGCAGAAGACGCACACCTGCGGAACCAAGGGCGAACTCTCCACGACGCAGTGGAAGAACAAGCTCAAGGCTCGGGCTTGCGAACTGTTCCCAACCGTCGACGTCACCCTCTGGAACGCCGACGCCCTCCTCATCTTCGACTCCGCCCGCCGCGGCGTCATCAACTGAGTTTCCATAACTCTGTAAGAACCTTTATTTTGCAAACTCTCCAAACCTAATGAAGAAAGACCCTAAACTTCCCGCCGACTACCGCATCATCGCGGACTCGTCCTACATCGTCCTGCCCGATCAGAAGGTGGCCCGACTCCTGACGCCCACCGTCCGCAACGGCGTGACCTATTATAACCTCTTCGTGCCCGGCTATACCCGCATGTCCCTCGCCGACATCGAGGCCACCATCAAGGCCGGCGAAGTCACCAAGGCTCCCATCGAGCCGACCAAGTAATTTCCCACCATGAGCAAACCCACCACGCCCCCGACCTCCGCCACCGCCGCACTCGTTCAAGCGCTCGCCGCCCTGGACAACGTGAAGGCCAACAAAATCAACCCCGCCTTCAAGGCGAAGTATGTCTCCCTCGACGCGCTGCTCGACGCCATCAAGCCCGTCCTGCTCGACCACGACCTCGCCCTCATCCAGACGCTCGTCTCCTCCGAAGGCAAGGTCGGCGTCTCCACCGCCTTCCTGCATTCCAGCGGGGAGCGTTTCGACTTCGGCACCCTGCTGGTGAAGGCTGAAGGCCTCACTGCCCAGCAGATCGGCGGGGCCATCACCTACATCCGCCGGCAGTCCATCCAGACCGCGTGCGGCATCTCCGTCGACCTCGACGATGACGGCGCCGTGGCCTCTGGTTTCCGTCCTACGCCCGTTTCCCAGCCCGCCCCTGCCACCGCCACCCCTCGCCCCCTGACCCGATGAACGACCCCATCCTTAACGCCTTCGGCGCCCTGCACGGGCAGAACCTGCTCGCCGCCAAGGACGCCCGCATCAATCAGCTGGAACGTCAGGTCGCCGCTCTCCGGGAAGCCGGGGACGGCCTCTGGTACGTCATCCGCCACGAAGGCCGCGTCGACGCCGCCGAACGGACGGAAGCCATCGAGGACTGGCAGGAGGCCCGCAACAATGGCTGACCATTCCGCCTTCTGGGAGCAGACCGCCAAGGCCGCCGAGACCCGGTGCCAGAACCAGCAGGAGCATATTCAGGCTATGCGCTACGCCGGGAATGAACTCGCCCGCGTCCTCGATGACGTGGCGCAGTCCAATCACCTCGATGCCATCGCCAAGTCCGTGGTGATCGCCACCATCGCCAAGTGGAACCGAGCGAAGACCGGGCAACTCTGATGACCATCGAAGAACTACAGGCTAAGAACGCCATCCTCAGCACCGAGGTTGAGCGTATTGTAGCTGAAAATGCCCATCTCCATAAGGGCATTTATTCCCTATCGCTTAATGTTGTTCAGCTTAAAGACGAGGTCGAGCGGCTGACCAAGGCCGGGGATGCGATGGAAGATGCTATTATTCATGGCGGTTTAGTACGTATAAATGAAGCGAGGTATGGCTGGGAAGCCGCCAAGGAGGGCAAGCCCAATGCCTGAAACCCCCAAGGGCATCGAACGCATCGCCGCCACCGTCCCGAAGCAGTACGCCCTGCTGCTTCTCCTGGACGGCTACCCCTACGTCGAGATGACCGCCCGCAAACACGCGGACTTCCTCTCCGACCTCGCCGCGTGGAAGCGCAAGACCCAGCCGTCCCTCGCCCGCTCCGTCGTCCGATATTTTCTTCTCGCCCCTAATGGGGAGATAAAGGAACTTGCCTTCAACAAATGACCAACCGCGACAACATCCAACGGCTCGTCGAGAAAATCACCGGGGACTTGGCTATCGTCAAATCCCTCGCCACCCGCGTCGAGATGCACGTCGAAGACCTGACGACGCTCTCCGACCTGACTTCCTCAGCCATCGCCGAACTGTCCCTGTTCACCGACACCGTGCATACCGCCGATGAGTCCGCCCAAGTGAAGCCGCTCCACGATCGCATCCATGTCCTGGTCGTCCAGCTGCGCGTCCTGCGGAACACCCTTGAGGCGATGGAGAACTCCGCCGAGGCCGCCTTGGAGGACGTGCGCCGCATCTCCGCCAGCGTCGAGGAGTCCGCTCCCGAAGACGGCGACCTATAATTATGTTCTACATATTCGACCAGAATAACTCAGGCGGCTACATCATCACCGATGAAAATGTTGCGTCTGTTGTGATCATTGAAGCCGGGTCAGAGAAGGAAGCCAAATCAAAGTTTGATGACCTTGGGATGTACGGTTACCCATTTTGTGAGTGCTGTGGCGAAAGGTTTTCATTTTGCTTTCCGCAAGTCTTGGGTACCGAGCAAGAGGCCATCAAGGAAGGATGGGACTATGTTTGCGACAGCGACCGTGTTCAGATGATTATCCACAGGACCGATGGTACAAAGCATAAAGTCATGCTATCTGAAAAACCTGAAAGAAAATAATTTTCCACCGACAACCAAACACATACACCCATGCCCGAACTCATCACCGAACGCGTCATCTATGACGGCATCATCGCCCTCAACCAATCCGGGGCGAAGGAACTGCTCAAGTCTCCCGCCCATTACCAAGCCTACCTCGCCCGCACCCGGGAAGAGTCCAAGGCCCTCCGCGTAGGCACCGCCGTCCACAAGCTCGCCCTTGAAGGCATCGACGCCTACAACGCGACCCATGCCATCGCCCCCGAAGTGGACAAGCGCACGTCCGCCGGCAAGGCCGCTTGGGCCGAGTTCGCCACCGCCAACGAAGGCAAGACGATCCTGACCGCCGAAGAAGGCGCGCTTGTCGACGCCGTAGCCAACTCCGCCGCCGCCTGCATGAAGGCCAACGGCATCGTCCTGTCGAAGACGGAAGTGATGTTCACGGCCTTCCTCGGCGAGACGCTGGTCAAGTGCGCAATCGATGGCATTTCCGATGACGGCTACATCTACGACCTGAAGACCTGCGAGGACGCAAGCCCGCAAGGCTTCCTCTCCGCCGTCCGCAAGTACCGTTATAACCTGCAGGCTTACTTCTACCGTCAGGCCGTGGAGTCCGCCTACAAGTGCCGCGTCCTTGGCTTCCGCTTCATCGCCGTCGAGAAGGAGCCTCCCTATGCTCATGCCGTCTACGAACTCGGGCCGGAACTGATGACCAACGCCGCCTTTGATTTCGAGCGCGCGCTGGCTCTCTACAAGGAATGCACCGCGTCGAACCATTGGCCCGCCTACAACCAGGGCATCCAGACCATCGACCTCGCAGCCAAGCCCACCGCCGCCACGAACATCAACTTCGCCTGATCAACCAATTTCCTTTGGCTGTCGGCTTGGGGCATCTCCACGATAAAAGCAGCACCCATGTCGTCCTTACATTCGGAAGCAGTCCTTAACCTGAGTGGATATGAGAACCCTAAGCATTGCGCGAAGGGACTAATCAACAGGAGGAAATAATTTTAACACCATGAACCCGCCCAACAACGAACGCCCGCCCCTCAAGTCCATCGAAGTCTCCGGCACCTACAAACTGAAGCTCATCAAGCCCAAGTTTGAGAAGGTCCGCCAGTACGACGACGGCACCACCTCCGCCCGCCTGTTCTTCATGGACGACAACGGCAACTGCCTGTCGAAGTCCTACGGAACGAAGTACCCCAAGGCCCTCGCCATGCTGGTCGGCAAGTTCTCCGGCTCCTTCACGAAGGAGATCCGTCTGGACGCCACGCCTGCGGAGTTCATCGAGTACGTCTCCCCGGCCTGCGGCGTGACCTGCCTCGTCGGCGTGGAAGTCACCCCTAACGGCGAATGGAACGGCAAGCCTCAGTTCAAGTACAAGCTGAGTTTCCCCCGCGGTTCCCAGCAGCCGACCGTCCAAGAGACTCCGCCCCCCGAAGGCGTCCCCTTCTAAGCGCCGATGACGACCATGGCCCCTCCCACCTTGGTACTCGTCAGCGGCTTCGCCAGGGCGGGCAAGGACACTCTGGCCTCCGGGCTTCTGGAGTGGTCCACCCGCCCAGCCGAGCATATCAACTTCGCGGACGCCCTCAAGGAAGCCGCGAACCATTATCTCGACTACCTTCAGCTCGACGGCGACTTCTTCCGCGAGGACTTCAAGGTGGAGCATCGGAAGTTTCTCGTCGATGCCGGGAAGTTCGCGCGCTCCATCGACATGGACGTGTTCGCCCGTCATTTCGCCAACTGGGTGCCCATCATGAAGCACCCCGACACCGTGGCCCCCGAGACGGTCGTCTGTTCCGATTGGCGCTACATCAACGAACTCCGCGTCTGTCAGGACATCCTCTGGGAGAAAGGTTGGAGGGTCCGCACGGTCTACGTCGCCACCGCAGGGGTAGGCCCTGCCAATGACGAGGAGCTGGACAGCATCGCCCAGATCAGGGCGGAGCATTCCTTCGACCAGGAGTTCATCTTCAAGCCGAACAGCCGTAACACCATCATGGAGGAGGGGCGTCGCCTCGCCAAGTCATGGAGGCTCTGAACATCGAGGCCATCCGCTGGGCGGCAAGCATCGGCATCAGCGCCGAGCGCGCGGCCTTCCTCGCGGCCTGTCCCAAGTTTACCAAGTGCGGCGGACATATGCGCCACAAGCCTTCCCCGAACAACAACCCCAACCGCTACATGATGAAGTCCGGCTCCAAGTATTATTTCCGCGTCCACTCCAAGACGGGCAAGGACACCGTCATCGCCCTCGGGCACGACCTTGAGAAAGCCCGGGCGCAGCGCGACGTCCTCCTCGCCGAACTCAAGGCCAAGAAGGCCGCCTTCACCGAATGAGCCAGCCCATCCGCTTCGTCGCATTCGGCGACAACCATGGCGACATGGCAGACCATGAAGCCGTCGATGCCCTCTGCGAATTCATCAAGGACTACAAGCCCACCGTCCGCGTCCACCTTGGCGACTGCTTCGACTTCCGTTCCTTGCGCCGTGGGGTAGGTAACGACGCCGAGGGTGCCGAGTCCCTGATCAGCGACGTGGAGGCCGGGGAAGACTTCCTCGCCCGCACGAAGCCCACCGTCTACCTGATGGGCAATCACGAACACCGGGCCACCGCCCTCCAGCACACCTCAGGCTCCGCCCTGGTGCGCGACTACTGCGCCGACCTCGAGGCCCGCATCAAGACCACCGCGAAGAGCTGCGGAGCGAAGACCATCCTCCCCTACCATGCGGAGAAGGGAGTCTATCGCCTTGGCCCGGTCGCCTTCATCCACGGCTACGCCCACGGCCTTAACGCCACGCCCGAGCAAGGTCGCCACTACGCAGACCGAGGCGGCGCCCTGATCCATGGACACACGCACACCCTCGCCCAAGTTAATCTGACGAAGGCCGAAGGCGGTGCCGCTTTCAGCGCCGGCTGTCTCTGCCAGAAGGACGCCATGGCATACGCCTCCCACCGCCTCGCTACCTCCCGCTGGGGTTCTGGCTTCGCCGCCGGCTGGGTAGACGGGCAGGACTGGAAAGTCTGGCTCGTACACCGCGTCGGCTCCAAGTGGGTCTGGACGACCGACCTCAAAGTCTACACCCCGAAGAAGCGATGAGCAGCGTCTGCAAGAAGAAGCTGATGTATACCAGGGCGAAGGCCGACCCTATCCTCGCCGCGGTCATGCAGGACATCCACCGCACGGCCCAGAAGCCCCCGCCCGGGTTCCGAACCTGCGAACAGTGGGCGGTCAAGTGGGGCCTCAAGTCCCGCGAGCGGGCGATGACCTACATCCGCCGCGCCGAGAAACTTGGCCTGCTGGTCGAGAAGCGTTTGCGCGTGATCACCAAAGGACGCCTGACCACCCTGTCCCACTACGGACCAAGCAAAGCATCTTGACGCAGGGCACCCACGCCCCGTAGTCCTCAAAACCCTTCCTTCCTTCCATGACTCCTCCGAACAATGTCCCGGCGGAACGCCACCTCCTCGGCGTCCTCCTGCGTGACGGCCTCCACCTGCCCGGCGATCTGACACCTGCGGACTTCTTTGAACCTGTCCACCAGGACATCGTCGCCGCCATGCTCTCCCTCGGGGCGGACGGCATACCCGCCGACGAGCTGACGGTTACCCAGCGTCTCCGCGACTCAGGCTCCCAAGTCGATGCCGCGACCGTCTCCATGCTGGTCAGTGACGCGGGCTTCAGCCCCTACGTCCCCGAACACGCGGACCTCATCGCCGACGCCGCTGTGTTACGCCGTGCCATCGACGCCGCGAACAGGGCGACCGATGCGGACACCCTCCTCGGGCACTACGCCGTACTCGCCGAGAAGCGCAACGCCTCCAAGCGTAAGCACGGCCCGCAGCGCATGGACTTCGACAGCCTGATGTCCTTTGACCGCAAGGAAGACCCATCGACCATCATCGGCAACCGCTGGCTATGCAAGGGCGGTTCCCTCCTGATCGTCGGACAGTCAGGCACAGGCAAGTCCTCCCTGATGATGCAGGCCGCCGTCCATTGGTGCCTTGGTCGGGACTTCTTCGGCATCAAGCCCGCCAAGCCTCTGCGGGCAATCATCCTTCAGGCGGAGAACGACGCCGGGGATGTCAGCGAAGCCCTCCAGGATGTCGTGGCGGGGGCCTACATGGACTCGACCGAGCGTGACCAGCTACGCGACAACCTCGCCATCTACCGCGACACCGTCAGCACGGGGACGGCCTTCACCTCGGCCTTGGGCGACCTCATCCGCCAGCATAAGGCCGACATCGTCTTCGTTGACCCGCTGCTGTCCTTCGCCGGCATCGACGTCTCCGACCAGGAGCAGGCTTCCAAGTTCCTGCGCCATGACCTCGCCCCCATCCTCCTCGAGACGGGCGCCGTCCTCGTCGCTATGCACCACACGGGCAAGCCTCGGGCCGCGTCAGACAAGGAGGGGCAGACCGTCGCCGACCTTGCCTATGCGGGCCTCGGATCCTCCGAGTTCACGAACTACTTCCGCGAGGTCGCCGTCCTCTTCCGCTGCCAAGGGGACGAACCGATCTACAAGTTCGGCCTGACTAAGCGCCGTGGCAGGGCCGGCCTCAAGGACCACGAGGGGCAGTTCAAGGGCGAAATCCATATCCGCCATGCCGCCGAGAAGGGGGTCATCCGGTGGGAATACAGCACACCCCCATCCCAGACAGGGGATGGAGTCGCCAACGGGCATGCCAATTCCAGCCCCGCTAAGGGGTCGCCACGGCCTTTTAACGCTCGGTGAGGGTCAACACCCGTACCCCCACCCCTATGCCCCCTCTTTCCCACCCCCTCCGGACCCCCGTCCGACCTCGTGGACAATCCGTAGTCTCCCCTAAAGGGGAGGACAACAGACTCCTCCCCCTGCTTGGGGCAGGGGGGTCGTCTGCCTGGTCATATCAACCTCTCAAGGGAGAAGGGTAAACTGACGGCTCATGGGAAAGTATTACACCCGTAAGCAGATCGCCAGCATCAACTGGAAGAGGCGCTGGAAGAAACGCTGGGAACAGTCCCCGGAGGAGATGGAGTCTTTCCGCGTCAAGGCCACCAAGGCCGCGTCCCTCAAGCGACATGACCAGAAGCTCGCCCTACGCGGCTTCCTCTCCGATTGGCCTGCCGCCTTGGACACGGTGACGCTCGGACGATACATCAAAGAAGTGATACCCGAAGGCTACCAGCCTGCCTCGCTCGTCCGCCGGCTTAAACGCCTCGGCCTCATCCGTTACCGCAAGGACGGGGAATGCTGGCACAACCTTTGCCATTTGCCCAAGGAGCAATAACCTTTCCAATTGTCTCGTGACCAGGGCATCCAAGAACGACCTCACGGCTCCCGCCAAGGATGCCAAGTCGTTTGACGCGTGGTTCTTCTCCCAGCCAAAGAAGTCACAGGACAAGATGCGGGAACTCGGCGTGCTGCCGTACTGCGACATGGTGCCGAGTAAGCACGTGTTCGACATCGACCCTAACCATCCTGCCTGGGCGACACGCGACAGCGATGGGACGCGTACTGAGGTGGATGCGTTCATCTCCCGCGATCATGTCGGCGTAATGCTCAAGGCGTTCATAGACGCGCTGGCCTGCACGAACAACTTCGCCTTCCGTCGCCACGTGGAACTTATCCGCTGGGCGCTGAGTCTGCCCGGGTGCCTAGACTCACGGACCATCGGCAAGATGTATGGTCGGTCGCACTTCTGGATGCGGGCGCGCGCCATGGAGATCAAGCGACAGGTTAATTCCGACGCGGCTGGGTACTTCCCGCATGTCAATGCCCGCAGGGATAAGCACAAGATGCCACGAAAATGAGGAAAACGGACCAATACCCCCGGCTAAGGAGTCTCCTAAGCCACCACCCCCCTGTCGCGTGGCCCGACAC